ATTTTCAAGAGGAAGCACAGCCTCTTTACCCGCTTCACCTATCATCGCTAGAGTCGGAGCGTTTACGATACCACCCTTGGCAAGCGGTTGTATAGGTTGAATCTCTACAAGCTTGATGCTGCCACCGTCAAAGATTTTTTTGCCGGCAATGGTCAAACCGTCCCAAGAGAACTTCATACGGTCGTTTATCCATCCTATGAACTTATTAAACAAATCAATTGCTCCGTTTATTCCGCCCTTAATCGCGTTCTTCATGGCACTGCCTAAGCCCCTAAAGAATTCCTCAAATGGGCTGAACACTTTTTTAATCGCATCGTACGCTTCTGTAAATTTATCGTGAAAGTATCCCGGCACATCTGTAAATATATTTTTAACATTTTCCCAACCACGATTGAAGGCAGCTTTTATATCTTCGAATTTAATCCCAGTTAAATCTTCTACGCCTTTTAACGCAGTTTTAAATTGCTCTTGGATATAATCTTTAGTATTGCTTATAATGTCTTTAATAAACTGAATTTTGGAATCAAATATCTCTTTAATGCCGTTCCAAGCACGTTCCCAATCAAGAGTAAATATTCCTACAATAAAATCTACTAAGCCACTAATTGTATTAATAACGTCATTCGCTACAGCTATAGCTTGCTTGAATACAAACTCAACGATATTCCAAGCCCTTTCTAGCACATTCGCTACTCTTGCAATAGCCTTATCTATCAGCCAAGACACGAATGGCGAAACAAAGTTCCAGAATCTCGATATTTCATAAGTTATTTTCCCAATCAGGTTTACAGCATTTTTGACAAACGGTGTAACGTGCTGTGACATTAAATTTGAAAGTTTGTTTGCTATGTTATCCAGTGTGGGGGCTAAATACTTATTATAGGCATCAAGCACAGCACCCCATACCCTTGTAGCGTGCTTCTCCATATTATCCCAAGCTGGTTGAACCCATGTTTGGTACGCTATCCAAATAGATTGAAAAATATTATCCAAATTTGTTTTAATCGCGCCTACAATAGTGCTGACTGGATTGAGCGTATTCTCAAGAGCTGTTTTAAATTTGTCCTTATTTTCTATAATCGGCTTAGTTAAATAATTCAAAAAGTCATTACCGTATTGCAAACCCAATTCTAATATTGATAAGCCGCTATTCGTAAAAATAGCAACTATGTCAGCGCCTATTTGTTGGGCTTTCTGACCGCGAAACACAGTAAATATATCCGCAATAGCTTCTGAAAAATTTGCAAAAATCTCAGCCCTTTTTGCAGATATGTTGAATAACGATGCTACCTTACTGCGTATGAATTCAGTATTCTGAACCAAATAAGTATCTATGCTACCGACAAGGAGCTCAGCAACCGTAGCCCCTATACCAGCGACAGAACCTGTAACCTTGCCCAAAGATGTTAATACACTATTAGCCCAAGTATCAACCGCATTAGTTACTTCCGGGCTTGTAAATATATCTTTTACAGAGGTTTTGATGTTTTTAGCACTCTCTAAAATAGACCCGACATTAGACTCACCAAAAGCCTCACTAAATCCGGCTTTAAAGTTGCCTATAAGTTCATCCATTTTAGTTCTTAACTCATCTAAAGCCGAAGTCATTTTTTGTGTTGCTTGTTCTGTACCGCTTACCATATCACCAAGTAAATTTGTTTCAACTCCGGCACCAAGTCCACTAGAGCCACTATCTGAATCTGAGGATAAGTCTAAAACATTCAATTCATCAAAGCCTGCCAAAGCCTTCTGTATTTTCTTTGCGGCTTTAGAAGCTCCATCTCCTAGGTTTTCGGCTCCTTCATTCAATCCTGCCGCAGCATCAGATACTTCTGCAGATATAGCACCCAAGCCCTTTACTTCGGATTTTTTGCCTGTCAGCATTTCAGTAAATCTTTGAAATGCTTCAGCCAATACCTGAAGTCTGGCAAGTACAGTATTAATCATCTTCACGATAGGTGTGAAAAGGTTAATTAATCCTTGCCCAATCGTAGCCTTGAGCTGGTCAAACCTTAGAGACAACACCCTGGTCTGATTTGCCCAGCTATCAATGTTCCTAGCAAAATCGCCTTGAACATGAGATAGCTTAGACAATACATATTGGTACCTGAGCACAAGCTTTTCTTGCTCAGTCATGTTTTTAGTTGTTTTCCCAAAGCCTTGTTGTAAAGCGAAATTATCCAGGTTTACTTGGGTCATTACAACACCAAGTTCTTTCAAGCTTTCGGTTTCACCTGTCCAAATAGACTTGAGCTTAGTGTATGCTTCATCGGATGACAAATTATAGAAAGAAGCAACATCGCCGGTCAGGCTTGTTATTGCCTTAGCCATATCAAAAGCCTGACTTTCGGTCATGCCCATTGATTTGGACATGGAACCGAAAATACCCATATATTTCTTGGCTAAAGTCTCGGATATGCCTAAAGTATCTATGGCAGTGCTTGCAAAAGCATTCACGCTGCCACTCATGTTCTTAAACACAGTATCGACTACATTCTGTACCTCCGCCAAGTCACTGCCCATCTTGAGTGCTGATTTTGTGAATGAAATTATTGCCGCACTGCCCAAAACCAGCCCAATTTTTGAACCCAATGAACCAAATATTTTTGATGTTGATTTTTCAGCACTTGAAGCTATGCCCTTGAGTTCATTATTGAATGTCTTTTTATTGACAGATAACCCTAGATTAATTCTACCTACTGTTGTCGCCATGAGCGCCTCCTTTCTTGAAGGCTGCTTTTGCCCAAGCTTGGAAGTTTGCCCAGAATTCTTTATATTTCTCTGGGTCTTCCTTTAGCTTCTGAGCTCTCCTTCTTATCCACTCGTTTCTGATTCGTTTTTGTTCTGGCGTGAAGTTCATGATAACTTTTGGGTTTCTTTCTGCTCGAATAGCAACCACCATACCCAATGGAGTGTCCGGCATAATACCGGACAACAAAGAACAAAATTCCGGCCATGTCATATCATCATCCTGACGGAGTCTTATGCCATATTGTTTAAGGAAACTTGCTTCTATAAGCTCCCAATCCTCAAATAGGTCATAGTAAGCTTCACTTTTGAAATCGATTACCTTCCTGCTCTCCTGTAGCAGCCTTCATAATTTCCTCATATACAGTTTTATAATCAGGAAGCGGAAGATCCAAATCTTCAATAGCCTTTGCGTTTTTTTCTCCGATAAGCATTGTAAGTACATCATTCATAAATTTGACTTCATCAAACTCATTTCTATTCTTTTCTGCCTGTTTTTCTTGCTCTATTACAAACGCTTGCACCTTCAATATATTGCTTTTTCTGTTATTTACAGTAACAACAATCTCGTCTGTTATTTGTATTACCGGCAATTGGTTTGTTATTTTTGACCTAATATCTATCATTCTCGACATACAAATCCCTCCAATAAAATTTTAAGGGGCTGTTATGCCCCTCTTTTAGGAACCTGAATGCTCAATGTATTGTGGTTTTCCGTCGCTTAATACTTCCCACTCCAATGTATCGGTAGCCGTAGATTCTCCACCAAGTGAAGTTACGTTAATCACGCAATCGAACACCAGTTTATCGCCGTTAGGGAAGTTGATAGTGAACACGCTGTTACAGTCTTGCCCCGTCTTCCATGCAAGAGATGCAACATAATCATTGCCAGGGTCACCATAATTTCTCTTGCTGCTCAATTGAATGCTGATGCTCTTTGCTGTCATCAACCTACGAGTCCAGCCGCCAGCATCCAATGGGTTCCATTCTTCAACGTTTCCATCTATACTAATAGAAAGAGATTCAGTATCTTTAACAATTACACTTTCCACTCCTTCTCTGCCGTTTGGATTTACGCCAAATGTTGTTTCGTAAACAGGATTTACTCCGCTTTTATTCATATTCATATTCATCATCCTTTCTTATAAATAATGTCTAAATCGATTACATACTCGTATATGTCATTCTCATTTGTTCCTACAAGTATCGGTTCATCATTTTTCATTTGAAAAAAGCACTCTTTCGTGCCTATAACAGCACGAGCGCCATGAAAAATATCATATATGCTTCGTGCCTTCCGTTCTGCTATATCGCAATTTTTAGACCATTGGACCAAGATGCTGATGCTTTTGACTGCTGACGAGGTGTTTTGAAGCCCACCTATTGCTATTGTTCCGGAGGATGATGGTCGCCCATAGATACAGATTACTTTTTCTTGTGATGCATCAATCCTGCCTATATAAGCTGCAGTAATGTCATCAATCTGCGGTTTAAGCCAATCACGAATTTCCTTCAATGTCACCACCATCACACCCCTGTCAGCCTTTTGTATATTTTCTTGAATGCTTTAATCGCAAAATCTTTTTTATCTCCATCTATCCAGTCATCAAACCATCTACCTTTTGCGTTTGGGTTTTTATCTTGCCGGAAGTTGTATTCAGGATGAAAATACAGCCTCCTTGCATATGGTGTATCTACGCTTATAGCAACTTCACCTTGTTTTGACTTTGACGTATCAATGCTTGTTGAATCGTTCTGCATGGTACCGGTATCAAAAGGCATTACCTGACTTGCAATTACATCAGTTTTAACTGCTTCTGCCGTCTGTTCCAAAGCCGTAATTTGCGCATTGGAAAGTTTCTGCAGCACACTCTTATTCATTTTCACCTTGACCTTCATTTACATCAACTCCAATACTGTAGCATACACGGTACCATCCGGATTAAGAGGCCTTTCGCACCGGTATATTTTGTACTGCTTTTCGCCTTTTCGGGCTGTGCCTGATGCTATTGATTGCAACTCGGGAAATAAATCACCCAATGCAATTAATACACCTTCAAGCCGGATAATTTGCTTCTCTGCGTTCATAACCTGGTGCGCTTTGCCGCTAAACCAACATTTAGCCGTAACTGTTGCTGCAGTTAATGGTTCACCATCCTCACTGATTCCATTTTGGTCAATCGATATAGTCCATTCTTGATTGAATAGTTTTTTGGGGAGTTTTGGCAATTTGTCCGGCAGCATATCACACCACCCTATTCATTAGCCCGGTTTGCTTCAAAAGCATATATGCAGCTGAGCTAACACCAGTCGGAGTAGAACTATTATTGTCAAAACTCATGCTTAAGCCTGAAACACTAAAGCCACTCAAACTTTCCGCGTCAGTACCGTAGTCTTCGTAATACTGTGCCTGTAGTAGGGTGGCTTTTTTTATCATACTTTTCTGAAACTCGGTGAGATTCTCAAATCCAATGGCCCGTATCCTGTTAAAAGTGAGTTCATCAATTTTGTTGCTAGCAAGTTCTAATACCTCTTCACTCAATGTATCGCTTGTTGCATATGCCACAAAGCTCACCCCCCTATCTTAGAAATAGGAGAGAGCTTATTTGCCCTCTCCCTTTTTGCCCTCTCCCTTAGATTTTGATTCTTCCTTTGCCTTTTTCAACTCAGCTTCAAGCTCTTTTATCTTTGTTTGCAGCTTTATTATTTCTTTCGACTCCGGCGTTTCCTCCTTTTCGAATACAAGCTTGCCATTTTCTAGTTTGGCAATCTTGAATCCAAGGTTGATATATTTCAGCTTTTCGTCATCTGCAATTTTGTACTGTTTATTCGCCTTCACTGCGTATAGAGACATCAATTATCCCTCCTTACCATTTTCCTCGACTTCGAATTAACCTGGACCTCCATTTACTCAGAACCTTAACCTCCAGTTCCATCAGAACCTGGACCTCCAGTTCCATCAGAACTTTGACCTCCAGTTCCACCAGAACCTTGACCTCCAGTTCCATCAGCCGTGTCATCTTTTTCAACGTTCATTTTTACGCCACCAATTTTAGCCTTAATAATGAATAAGTCTGTATACATTCTGTTTTGATACAAGTAGCCAAATGCAGAATCCGGGGTTTGTCCTTTATTCCATAGGTATACATCAGCGACTTTCACAGGTGCAAGTACAGATGATGGATGAACCAATATCATTCTAATTTGCCTTGCTCCATTTCCTGCTACAAATCCATTTGAAAAGTTATATATAGTTTTCATTCTATCCGATGGCACAGTAACTATAGATACTTCATCTAAACTTCTTACGTTTCTGTTTACATTAGCGGCTCCTCCAGTTACGTCTAATACTCTCTGAATCTTTTCTGCATTTTTAATCATTGTATATATCTTTGGAGTAACGTATAAAACTCTACCACTTTGAGGAACAGATGCTTCATCCATTTCTTCCATCATCTTATCAAATACAGATAATATATTCTGTTCAGTTAAATCTGTTTTGTCTGGTATTCCTCCTAATTTTTCGTATTCAGAATATAACTTGCTGTATCTGTATGCGTCTAATTCAGGTATAGCATGTTCTTGGTTGAATACTGCTGTGATATTTGCTGCAGACAATACTTGGTTTGTTTCGTCTACATCCATTTCATCTACAAAAAATTCAATATCCCTATCATGTTCAAGAGTCATAGGTTGATAACCGTTGCTAACAGTTCCTCTATTTCTGCCTCCATCTCTTGTATGGTCCTTATAACCAGTCAAAGTTATAGTTGGAACTTTAATAGTTTTAGCATCTATAAAAGAATACTGTTTGTTAGTATCTAATGCAGAGGAAGTTAATTCCCTCGCAAATTGTTGTTGTATTTGTCTTTCAAATCTCTCAGCGTAGTTTATAGCCTTCACAGATGTATTACCGTTAGTCATATATCAATCATCCTTTCTTTTATTTATTTTGATGTATTACCGAACGCTGCGGAAATTGCAGCATCCAGAGCTTGTTGATTATCCGGCGGTGAGTTGCCAACCTTGAATCCAGGTTGCTGTTGCTGTTGTTGGTCTCCGCCTTCCGGCTTGAAAAGAAAAGCTTTGCTTTCTTTCAGAGATTCAATTTGTTCATCCAGCCCTATCGCTTTGCCGTCTTCGTTTAGCACCAACTTGTCTTTTTTGATGAGGCTTGCAACAATATCCTCATCATGCACTTTGCCGGCAAGTGCCAATTTAATTGCACTGTTCAATTGCAGCTCTTTTAATTGAGCCTCATATTTTTCTTTAGCTGCCTTGTTTTCTCCCTGAAGTCTTTCAATTTCAGCTTTCAAACTTTCTGCATCAACCTTCTTTAGTTCTTCAAGCTGTGCATCCCTATCTGCAATTTCTTTTTCAAGGTTCTTCTTTGCCTCGGCAACTGCATTATATTGGTCTTTAGGGACTGCATACTTGGGAAACTCTTTGTTGATTTCTTTGACGAGTTCCTCTTCGTTCAAAACACCGTCTTTAATGTGCCTTTTCACAGTTTCAAGAATCCAATTCATGATTATTCCTCCTCACCTCTATACTTTTTTATACTGGTTAGTTCCAGTTTGAGTTCTTCACATTTATACTCCGTGAATACCAAGCCAGAGTAAAACTCGGATTTAATCTACTTTTTGAAGTATTACGGTTGCCTCAAATGCTGTTGTAACAGCTTGATCATTTGACAATACAATCTTTATATTGCCATAGCCAAGCGGCGGCAAATATCTCACATGAGATTGCATCACAAAACCCTGTTGCGTTTGTTTTCTTGGTATCGTATACCAAGTAATGAAGTGGTCAACATCATCTAATGTTTCGAAGATTTTCACTGTCAAATCCGTTTCTTCGGATGGATTTATGACGCTCATTGAAAGTTTTCCATTTAGCGCCGGGTCTGCCGTGATAATTTTAGTTGTATTTACCGCGGTTCCTGCGGTCCAATTTGCTTTCCCGACAATACTTTTCCATCGCCAACAATAATTTTGCTTTTCAACTATTTCAACCATATACATCACCCCTTTCTATCTTCTAAATATATTTCTGATTCTTTCTGAAGCTCTTTAAGTTTGCTTTGCCACTCTTTAAGCTTCAAGTCATATTTTTTTATATTCTCAGGATCTAGGCTCCCGACTTTCAGTCTGGTATACTTCTGAATATTGCGTTTTATCTCAGCTTCTCTTTTTGCTCTTTCGTAAGCGTCGCCAAGTTCACTTGGTCTCATCGGTTCCGGTTCTTTGTTGATACCTTCAAAAAATGTACTCATTGTATGCCGGCAATTAGGATGAAATAAGCCTGCCTCTATTGCCGTACTAAGCAACGGATAATCGCCGTCCTCAATGCTACCTCCGCTATACACATCATCTATGTATACTCTGCCTTGCCATGGTTGGCATGTAGGTGAGCTCTGTGCATATTGAGAAACTAAAACCAAGCTTAAACCCCATTCTTTTCTGCGCTCTCCTTCACCCATTAGCTGCACTCTTCTATTAGCCGTCCGTATAGCCATCTGAGCATAGGAAGCAATATTAACTTTTCTGCCGTCTGCATAGGTAATACAGTCGATTCCTTTTGCAAGGAAATCCTTTGTGGCCATGTCAATTGCTTGATTGAGCGTGTAAGCCCCGGAACTCAAAAAGGTTTCTGCTTTGAATATGGTCCTGCGGTACACGTCGTCCATCTGGCGCAGTGCTGCATTTTGAGCTTCTTTGAAGTCGTTATTGATTGCTTTTATAAGACTCTTAAGTCTCCTGTCATTGCCTTGAAAAAAATCATCTGACGGTGTGCCACGTACTAAGCTAAAACCTTTTCTAATAGCTTTTGATACTTCTTTATCAACCTTTTTGCCGCCTTCAAGATACTGCCTTCTCAAATCTGCTTTTGTAGCTTTATCAAGCTGCCGGGAATACTTTGCCATTATAGCTTTGTTCTGCGCCCTAAACTTCCGAAGCTCTCTAATCTTCTTAGCCTGCCACTGCTCCCATCTGAAACCTTCCTCCTCTTCCCATTTCTCATGTCTCTCGAGATTGCGTTTCATGGATTTGATAAGTTCAAGCTCTATCTCTTGAAATATTTCTCCGACATCGTAATCATTCATCTATATCAACATCCTCTTCATCTTCTGCATCTGTCTTTACAAGCGGTTCATCTGTGCTAAAACTGTTTTCTGCTTTTATCCTTGCAACCTCCAAGGCTTTTTCTTCATCAGTCATTGTGTCACCGTAGAGTTCTTCAACTGCTTTTTCTGTACTCATGATACCGTAGGATTTAGCTTTGCCCACCACCTCAACAACTGAGCCGAAGTCTGGGCTTGCGTATTCTCCAAAGGTTACAGATGCTTCATAAGCACCCGGGGTCCTGTTTTTCATGTTATCATAGACTTTCAAAGTCGTATCAACTACAGCCGGTATGACTTCGTTTAAAGTGTTGATTATTTTACTCCGGGTGTATAGAGTAGTCTTTTCCTTTTCTCTTTGTGCTTCGGCATTGTCAGTTTTTTTCAAATCGATACCAAGAGTAGATGGTGATATGATACCCTGCAGGCACATATCCAATATATTGGCGTAGGTTTCTACAAACGCCTCATAGTTTATATCTGCCTGTATCTGGTCTATCTTGTTTTTTGCATCCTCGGCCATACTTGTTCCGATTTTGATGAACTGATTGTCAAATGGATTAGGCCTCATTACCGCACCTGTCCTTGGGTCTTTGGGTATTAGGTCTTCCGGGATATAGTTTTTCACACGTCCGGCTCTAATTGCATCAATCCATTGCGAAACAACTTCATCCAAAGCGTCAAGATCGTCTGATTTCCTGTCAAATATAGAGTTGCCCCTATTTTCAAACTTTGGAGACTTAAAGAACTCCATCGGAACTGCCATTATGAAATTTCCAGCAAAAGTAACTTTACTTAAGTGTGCTATTTCAGGCACCTTGGACAAAGGTACTTCTTTGCCATGCTTATCGTACAGCTTGTAGTCTATATATCCTTTGCCATAGATTTCTTCTAACCTGTAGGTCTCCTTTTCGTGAGTATAGTAAGCATAGAATACAACTTCCTGTAGCCTTCCTCTTTTATATACATAGTCAACATCAGTACCGCTGTAAAACTCTATAATAGGGTATTCTGTTATCTCTGTGTCTACACTTAATTTAAAGGTTCCATCTCCATCAACAAAAGTTTTTTGTATTGCTTCTCCAAGTAATTTATCACTAAATTTATTATCCTTTGCAATTTCATCCCACAATTTTTGATTTTCTTCATTTTCTAGACTTATGCTATCTAAATCAGAAACAACCATATCAACAAGCTTATCTACTATTTGAGCTGGTAATCCGCTATGAATCTTACGTATGCTTGAATCTGCACTAGGAACTGCTGCCCAGAATCTACTTCTCCCTACGTCATCTATGGCAGCCTGTTTAAAAAATTGGTCTAGTTCTGATGGGTCTCCCCTATACCAAATTCTATTTCTTAATACAGTTCCTGCATGGGATAATGGCTCTTTTATGGATATGGAATTATCCGTTGCCGGCACTATATTAAGTAATTTTGCTACCATTCCTTTTATCACCTCTCTTAGGCCCATGATGTTAACCTCCTGCTCCTATCATAGTTCTAAATGGTATCCATCCATACTGCGATGCGTTTATGGTGTGATCGTTCCTGTCCTCAGGTTCATACTTATCCTCTTTCCATGAATAACTTTCAAGTTCCCTGATATGTTCTTTGCAATGCTCCAAAACTAAGTAATCTGCCTCTTTTTCTTCACTTGCGTTTATCCAACCAAGCATCAAATGGATTCTATCTATTACCTGTACTTTCTTGTATGAATTCAGGAAATT